CGGGTCGGCATGGATCACGCTCGTCGTCATCGACGATAACCAGTAACCCGCCGTGGTAGAGGTCAGCATCCCGCGCAAGTCGCTGGCAGATTTCAACGCCACGCTGACTCGGGTAGCCAACGAAATCGGCATGGACGCCCAGAGCGCGGCCACAAAGCAAGCCATGCTCCTATGCCAGGACTTGGCGGTCTTCACTGCGCCTATGGCAGCAGGTGGCGGGCAAGGTCTTTCCAACGCGGCCAAGAAGGCGGGCGAAGGCGCCGTGGCCGGAGACATCCGCAAAATCTTCGTGGCCGTAGGGGACCGAAACATCAACAGCCAGAAAGCCATCGTCTTCCAGAGCTTGGCTCATGCGACCCAGACGAACAACCGCGCGTCCTTTGATAAGATTATCAAGAAGTCTCGCATCGAGACCTTACGCATCTCGCCGATCATGACAAAAATCCTGAACGACCAGAACTATGACCGGGCGTTCCTGAAGGCGAAGAACTACCTTAACCGCGTGCCGATTGCCGCAAACGAATACGGCTTCGACTATGCCCGAGACCTGCGTAGCCATCATGACCGCGTAAAGGCCAAGTTCGGCGGACGCATCAAGCGAGGCCAGCGCATCGGCGTCCCTCGTCTCCTGGTTGAGTCCAAGCAAGAACTCGATGAGTATATCAGGGAACGCCAGATGGCCGTCGGCAAGACTAAGGCCGGATGGCTTCGGGCCCTGACGATGCTCAAGCCTCCGATGCAGTCCAACGTCGCAAGCGGACGCTTCGGCGCCAAGCTGCGAGACACGATGTGGGTGGCCCGTCACGGCGGGCTAGGATCGGCCACGCAGACTTATACCGTCAAGGAGGTCTTCATCCAGATCAAGAACCTCCTCGGCAACGTCAACTATATCGCCGACGCGGCTGACACACTGACACTTGCGCTAGGCAATCGGGATAAGATGATGCAGAAGGACCTTGAAAAGTTCATCGCCCGAACCGCCAAGAAGAACGGGATGTGATTACTTGTCCCCGCGAACCCGCACGAACACCGGGTGGCGGAGGGAACCGTTCGGGGTCTTCATCTGGAAGTCTACCTCGGCGGTCTGGCCGATGAGCTGAGAGCGGTCAGCGAGCAGTGCGGAGCGGGTGGCGTTATCCATGCCGGTGCCGACATTGACGAGGCGGCGTCCGCAGCGCACGACGATATGGCCAGCCATCCCGGCGCACTTGCCCGTGCCTTCGACCACGTCCACGATCTCGGCGTCAGTGGTGTCGGCGTCCTTGACCTTGAGCCAAGCCCTGGAGCGAAGGCCGTGGGAGTAGGGGGCGGTGGTGTCCTTGACTATGGCACCTTCGAAGCCTTCGGCGGTAAAGCGGAGAAAGGCTTCTTCTGGGGTGCATGACACGCTCGGGATGAGCAGGAGGGAGGTAGGGTAGGACTGAGCAAACAAAGCCTCCAGCGAGGCACGGCGGGTGCTGTAATCGCCCTCCACGGAGGGAAGGTCGAACAACCAGACCCGGGCATCGTCGGCGGACTGTTCCGAGCGGAGGGCACCTACCGAGGTGAAGAAGGACTTGCCGGACACGGCCTCGCCGTCGAGCAGCCAGACGCCGTCCTTGCCAGCCAGGAGGTCGAGGACCTCGTCGGCCAGATGGTCGAGGGAGGGCATCGGGTTGCCGTTGCGGGTCTCGAAGCGCACGACGCGTCGGGATAGGTCCGCAGTGATCAGGACGCGGAGGCCGTCGACCTTGGGCTCGCAGACATATGATGCAGGGGTCTCGCCAGCATACAGGCGGGCCAGCATAGGCCCACGGCGAACCTTGGGCGAACGGCGCTTGGGCTGACGCGGGACCGCGTCCTCGAAGATTGAGAAGAACGCGGCAAGTACTGGGTCCTGTTGGCAGAGCATCGGTGGAACTCCTGAAGCAAAAGCCTAGCCCCCTGCCCCGTCAAGCCCCTTTCCCTACCAAAGCGGGCAAAGGTACAATGGGCACGAAGAGCATTAGGCACATCGTAGAGGCCACCTTGGCCACCTACCTATCCACCCAGACCGGGCTGACCACCGTGGCCTTCCTGACGGGCGACAGCGCCGCAACCCAGACCCTGCCCAAGGCCGTGGTCCTCTGCGAGTCCGCCCGCTCCCCTAACGACCTCCCCGAAGGCGAAGGCAACTTCAGCTGCTCGGTCCGCATCACCCTCTTCTCGAACGCCGACGACACGACCCTCGCCGATCACCGTGCCCGCTGTGCCGCCCTGTCCGGCAATATGCGCGACCTGACCAGCATCAAGGCGGCCTTCGTCACCTCGACCGACGCGGCCTGTTACGACGTCACGATGCAGTCCGAAGACGAGGGCATCGACGAGCGCTCCTGGGCGACTTCCTTCTCGTTTGACGTGCTGGTGGTCCTGCCCGCCTAAGCCAATTCCAAAGCCTGCAATTACAAATGGCCGCCATCTCAAACGGAACCACCTGTATCTACGGAGTCGCGGGTACTGTCACCAACCTCTTCGTCCAGAGCTACAGCCTCTCGTCCTCCTTTAACGCCGAGGCCACTGTGGTCGACGAGACGGGCCTGACCAAGACGCACCGCCTCGATGACCGCAAGAGCGAGATCACCATCGAAGGCATCGCCAAGACCTCGACCATGCCCATCCTCGGGGCCACGCTCGCCTTCACGACCAACACCGCCTCCGCCTATCCGGCCGGCTCGGCTTCGGTTTCCTTCTCTGGAACTATTACCAAGATTGACGACAAAGGTTCCAATAAGGGCTTCACGTCTGTGTCCATTACGGCCATCGACTACGAAGGAATTACCTGATTGATTCGCCTGTAATCAGATTAGGATAGACGGCGTGGACCGTCGCTTCCTCAACGCCTACGTCGACCCGGCTCCTTTTAGGATTCTGGGTCGAACTCTTTTCCCCTGGTGCCTGAAGTACCGGGTGCGCCTGATGGCCTTCGACTCGCCGCTCGTCACCGGCTCCCGCGGCATCACCCCTGCGGACCTTATCTTCGCCTGCCAAGTATGCGCCGAAGAGCAGCTAGGGGAGGTGGGCTGGCGTGACCGACTGCGCATCGTCACCCTAAGCCATCACCCCGCCAAGTTCGAGCGCCTGCTGGAAGCCTTCGCCGGATATATCCTCGTCCAGGACTGGCCAAAGTTCTGGGAGCAGACCAAGACCAAGTCAGGGGGCGGCGACAAGGGGGTGCCTTGGCCGCTGTCCATCGTGGCCAACCTGATCGCGTCGGGCATCCCTGAGCAGCGGGCTTGGGAGATGCCGGAGTGTCAGGCCATCTGGCTTAACTCCGCCCTGGCCATCCGTAAGGGTGCGGACGTGGCGATCATGTCGCCCGAGGAGGAAGACTTCATGGCCGAGGAGGAAGCCCGGGACGCCGCGGCGGCTGCTTCCAATCCTGCAAAGGAAAGCACCCCCTGACATGGCCCAAGACCTGACAGTCAACATCAAGACGACCTCCGACGTCCCGCAGGCGATGGACAAGGCCAAGCAGGCCACGACTGGTTTCGGCAAACAGGTCGAGGACATTGGCAAGAAGTTTAGCACGTCATTCAAGGACATCTTCCTTTCCTTCCTCGGGCCTATGGCGCTGCTGACCGCTGCCATCTCTATAATCGGCAAGATGATTGCGGACAATGCAAAGAAGCGTGAAGAGGCCAATCAGGCAGCCATTGACGGAACCAACGAGCTGATGTCTGCCGAGGACCGTTACTACGCAAGGAAGCGTGATAACGAAAAGAAAGATAAAGAGAACAAGGAACAGGCCGCCATGTCGCGTGAAGAGATTACAAAAGACTTCCTTTTAAATGACCCAATTGGTCGAGCTTATTTGTACACTAAGCAAGGCGGCAAGGCTCAAGAACAATTACCTTCTTGGCTTAAAGGTCTTCAAAAATTAACAGGATCAGACGAGAGCGCGGCTGGGATGTTATCTAAAAGCCAAGAGGCTCAGATGTTTGTTCAAACTGCGCTGATGTCTCAGCGTCGAGAAAACCCTTTGCCAGGACAATCTGCCCCCTTCAAAGGCCCCGAAGGCTTCAGCAACGTCATCGGCGTAGGACCTAACCCGGTGCTAGAGGCCATGGCCCAGCAGAACGAAATCGCTTTGGCGCAGCTCGCCGAGCTCCAGAAAATCTCCGGCAGCACTCCCGCCGGTCAAGGCGACTTCACCAAAGGCACCCAATCCAAATAATTTATGGCACGCGTCGATACTGGTAATAACCTAACAACCGTACTCCAACAGCCTGGGGCAAAGTTCCAAGAGGATGGCTACGGACTCGCCACGGGCACCATCGTCTTCAAGGCCGCAATCACGGCGTCCATCGGTGGCACGATTAACCGTGGGTCGGCCTGCCCGCAGGGGGCCTACTCATACTG